CATCTCGTTGATTGCATAGCCATTTGCATCTGAGAATCCCAATACTGCTGTAAAAACAACTTGGCTTGGAATATTGGGGTCAACCTGAGCAATTACCGACTTACTTGCACGAGTGATACCGAACAAACCATTTCTGACGGTATCTACATACTTTACAGACCCACCCGCCGTTCCACCGTCGCCAAACAACATACGGTTGACATAAAATTGGTAGGTGTCGCCCAAATCGTTGGCGAGACTTTTAGCCAATGCTTCACGTCCCTTACGGAGAATGGTGTTCTTGAACTCTCTCTTTTCTTGTCGGCCATCCTTGTATTCAATATTGACGGTCACATAGCCGCTTACTTCTACTGGTTCTTCTGTGTTCATATTTCCCCTTGTTCGGTGGAGCCGTTCAAATATTCTATGTTAAAAGAAATTCCTTCGCCCTGTTGCACATAATTGATTACATTATCATCGCCTGCTCCTGCGGACAAAGCCATCATCGGCATTGCTGGTGGGGCGTCGGTTGTATTGGTGATTATTTCGCCGCCTCTTCTGTCTATTATTCTAAATGTATAGGCAGGAAGGTCAAATTGTTGGCCCGGAATAGTCACGTTTTCTGTCTTTTCATATTGATAAATGTCGTAGCTTACCGAGGTTCCCCCGCCTTGCCACGTTTTCCAATACTTGTCTGGACCCTCAAGTGTTATGAGCGATCCATCAATATCTGCCATGAAGTAAATGTCGCCATCTATGTCAATCAGATAGTTCTGTTTGAACGTATTGTCCTCTAAAGGAGTAGGCACAACCGAATTTCCGCCATTGGAAACCGGCAATCCTGTCTCGTGGTTTGTCGGAGAAGTGTCTAATCTTAGACCATTGTGGCTTAAATAACCCACTTGATTTTCAGTTACACGCTGCCAGACAGTCAGGGTAATCGGCCCCACATCCCCACCCGTATAGCCTGAAATGTAGAATTCATCATCTGTGCCTGCGACCAAACCAGTTACTTTGTATTGATTGCCGCTTATTAGTTGATAATATTCAATTTCTTGCAAATTGAATATATCTTGAATGCCCGTACCGGACGCCACAGTTCTTCCTCTTGCCGTAATTCTCAAGAAGCCAGTTGTACTGGACCCTTTTACATTGCCAATCTCATCCAATAGTGTGTAAATCACACCCGTGGCGTTCGATGTTGGAAGTGTATGGGCCGGGTCATCCAGCACTATTACTCCATTGGGCAAAATGTCCTTAATGTCGTAAGGAGTTCCTGAATAAGCTGGAATGGACATTTGCCAAGGGGCACTCGCAGTACCTTGGGCTACATCCCATTGAGTCTTAATGTTCAAAATTTGATAATCTAGGTTTGCGTCTGTGACTTCTTGAATATTGTCTTGATAAACAAACACTGTCCCAAATGGTGTATCAAACTCGACGGGGTTGGAAATTCTGAAAGTAAAAGCTCTATCACTCAATACTTGGTTCTCAAATGAAGAATTAGTTTCCGTTATTGGCTCCGAAATACTACTGTCATTCACGCCAGAAATGCTTCCTTGAGATACCTGAGCCGTATTTTTATCTGGGTTGTCTATTCTGTACTTTCCAGCCAAAGATGACGAAAGAATTTCCAGTACAGCACGACCATCGGTCGCCATCCCCAGATTTTCAAAGTTTATGTCGCCGCAGAAAATCACAATTTTATCGTTGAAAGCAATGCCAGTTCCACTTGCCACAGCAGTAGCTGTTGCCAGTTGATTTCTTAGAACAGTAGCAGTGGTAGTGCCTCTTTTCATAGCTCTGTTAAACCACATTTGAGCCGAACCAGCAATTACGTCATCATAAGCAGAATATCTTATAAAACCTTCGATCACTTCTTCTGGTTGTTCCATGAATTCATGGAACCCACCATAGATGTTTAGGTTTTGTAACACTGCATGAAATGGCATATGTTCAGTGAGTATTTGAACCGCTTCGTAAATTCTATCGTTCGTTAGTTCTTCTATTTCTAGGTCCGCATTATATTTGCTGCTGATGCACGCAAAGCATGGGTCGAGGAAATCTTTGTCAATATCGCATGGGTCTTTGGAATTTCGGATACTACCGTTATATTCATCCATGTTATAGATGTTTTCCGAATAAGGGAATTCCGTTCTTACCTTGCCGAAGATAATATCATCGTGATATGGATGTTTTTGTGGGATGATTACGTCAAACAGTGGGTCATCCTCTGCGATCAGCCTCACATTCATGTTTTTAAGAGGATAATCTTGATCTGTTTCGTCACGCTGATCTGCCAGCGGTAATGCTCTTACATAATCTTCTATTGTTTGTATTGCCGGGCTTGGAATTTCATTATACTTGTACAGAACTTTAATTATGTCGCCTTCCATCAAATCCAATGGGTTTGTGGAAAGAGAACTGCCTTCCCAAGTCATGGTTGTTACGCCATCTACAGTAGAGAAGGAAACATAATCTGAAGAGATTTCTGTATAATCTTCCTCGCCTTCTGCCCTAATTGACAATTGGAAATTATCTAAATCAACGGGCAAAGCAACCTTGGCCAAAGTCCAACTGGTTTCGCCGTCATATTTGAATATTTCTTGCCAAGTATACGCAGAAATTACTTGCCACAAACTGGTGTATTTGACAAGTTTTATGCCAGCTTGATCCAACCCTTCGACTACGCCGCCTCTGGTTCCTTTTCTTTTGTATAAAGGAACCGCACGCTTAATTTGTTTTCTCCAACGTGTTGGGTCATAAGACTTTAGCTTTAAACCAAGCGTGTTGGAAAGATATGGCAATAGTGATTCATCAAGAGCATTGGCGTCATAAAGATCAATTATTTGATTTGCCAAATTTTCTAATACGGTAAACCCGTCTGCAACAGATTTGTTGAGTTTATCAATTACATCTGGTGTTCTATCGCCATCACACAAAAGCATTTTAAATACTTCTGGGGTATATCTCTCTAGCAGCGTTTCATATTTTTCTGGGGGAGTTTGGTGCGTAGGAATAGTTGTGGTAATTTCCGTGGCACCCTTTAAATAAAATTTGAAGTGTTGCGAATAAGACTCACCGGCAGGAAGTGGTGTCCAAGTCCAACAAATGAAGTAATCGCCCTCTCGCATTCCGACTGGTTGCCAAGTGTATTTGAAATTGCCAACTAGCGGGTTTGCGTCTTCATCCTCTGTGACATGCTCTAGGAAAGAGTTTTCTTCATCCGAAGATAACCATGCTGGGAACTCTTTGTTCCCAACAACATGCACAGGTTTTGAATCATTGAAATAAAACGGCGTGGTGGTCTTTGAAGCCTCAGCATCAAGTCTGGCTCTCTGAGCAGCTTCTATGTTCTCTTGCGAAGGGTCAGCACAGGCTAGAGCCTCTGCTTCCATAGCCGCCTTCATCTTTTCGATTATGTAAAAGTCTTCTTTGTATTCACTAAGGTTGTTGCTGGAAAAATCTCTTTCTACATAATAAATGACTAGCCGATCCACCTTATATGGATCAGTTAAACAACCATTTGCATCCAAGGTTGTCAGGTCAAATATTACATCATCTGTTGTAGATGGATTTTCTGTTACGTTTAATACAGCCATTTTTCCCTTATTCGTACACGAAATTTATGTCTGTCACATCTGGTCTGATTATTTCATAGTATTTAGCAGTAACTGTGCTTCCGCCATTTTCGTCGTTGTCAGTCACAAAGTTAATGTTAAATTCTTTTACTTCTTTCAAGTCTGACAAAACTTTTACTACCTCGCTGTCTTTGAGTGCTTGCCCATATTCCCAATTAGGCAAAGCAAACAAATCTGCAAGTCTTCTTTCAATTTTGATTCTAAGCTCTTCTTCAAATTTTCTGTAGAACCTGTCAATAATTACGTCAATTTGGGTATCAACTAAGATTATTGTTCCATTTCTGATACAGATATGATCTGTTATCATCTTTCTTTCTTCTAGGTAATCTTCAAGTTCTAGCTTCAATTGTTCGCCAGCTTCTTCGAGTGCATCTTGATCTTTTCTGGCCAAGACATAAATATCAACTATATTAGCGGCACAACCATAATTTCTTAGTACGGCTATAGCCTTGCCAATTTGCCCCTGATAAGGAGTTGCAAATTGATCGGCCAGCGTTTTGTAATCCAAACCTGTTACGGCACGATTTTGGGTGCGAATCCAAGCTGGCAATTTTCTTCTTATATCTTCGATAGTATCGCCATCATAACCAAATTGTGCTTTAGTGTAATTGCTGAAGAAAACCGGAACAGAATAATCAAGGCCGGGAACAGTGATTACGGTTTCTGTTTGAACTGCATTGCCAACCAAATTTCCTCTGGAACCACCGCCAGTTCTATAAGATATTTGAATTTTAGACCCAACAGAAGGGATTAAGCCCGATCTGTTGTTTCCAAAAACAATATAGGCGGCGTAGTTGGCATCATATTCAACTCTGTATTCTCTTCGGGGTTGGGAGTCTGTAAAGTATTCAACCTGCTCCCATCTAACTCCATCAACATCTACTCTCACAGAATCGTAAATTACTGGCATGTATTTAAGGGCTATACTTTGGCCCGCAGCGCCAGTACCATCATTTTGTTGGATTCTTGATCTGCCCTCTAAGCCAATTACGCTTGCATTTACCACAGAATTTGCGGGGATAACAATGTTGTCGTCTAGTATTGGATTGTTATTGGCATCAGCCGGAAATAATTCCATGTCAATACGTTGCCCGCCTCCGTTTACTTCAATAATGAATGGAGTTGGAATAACCACATCAGTTAAAATTGGATTGTTTAGAGATGCAGTCCAAAGTGACTTGGCGGCAATTGGAGGTTGAGGTATAAATCCTACAAGTTTCGACAAACGGAATGCATTGTCTATTTCTGTAACCGTATCAATGAAGATTTCGTTGGCGATTTGATCCATCTTAAATGATAGAGTATCAGCTACGAATGCCCAATTCTCAATTAACATCAAAGCCAAAGAAGATTCTACGAAATCACCGAATTCTTTGTCGAATCGCTGACGGGTGAATTCAATCAATCTGGCTTTCATCGACCAGAAATCTTGATTTGTATAATTCAAATTGAATATATTTGGCTTTTTGATAATTTCAGATTTAGCATAAGGTTGAATATCAAAAGGGCATCCACTACTGGCCATTTTTCCTCCATTAGTTTGCTATTGGCACTTCTAGTTTTAGTTCAAAAACTTCATCTATTTTGGCTCTATCGACAAATAAAACTCTAATCAATAGAACTCCATCTGTCTCGGTCCCGTCGTCGCTTATATTACGACTATTTTTATCAAGACCGTTTTTTACAAAAATCTGGGTAATTGCCACTCTCGGCTCCCAAAGTTTAAGTGAGCGAGCGATCATGTTTTTTGTTTGCAAAACCAGCTTTGGGTCGTTTGGTTCAAATATCAATCTTCTTAAAGGCGTCCCATAATCTGGCAACATAACCCTCTCGCCCGGATTAGTCAGCAAGAGAATTAGCATATCTGCCTTCACTTGGTCTATTCCGTCTTGTATAAAGAAGAATCCCTTGGGATTCTTCGTAATAGGATACGGTACACCCGGATATTTAAGAGCCATATTTCTCCTTAATCACACTTCGGACACTTCTTGCCCATGATAAACGGAACCAATGTACAACAAGGGTCGTTTTGTGAATAGCTGCCAATTACTTTGCTGCTCAATCTGACCACGTTATTACATGGGTCATAAACCAAAATTGGTCCAACGCAAGGATATGGACCACCACACTGACAGCCATCCGGTGGCGGCGAACACTCTTCACCCGCCAACAGCAAAATAACATTGGGATTGTAGAACAAATGCAATTGATCGCTTACATTTATGTAAACATCTTTGGTATAAACAAAGTTTACCTTACTTACCAATTCGATTAGGTTGGACGGATTCTTTTCAAAGTCTCCAACTACAGTAATGTGATTATCATAAGTCATTACCACATAGTTTCCGCCGACTCTCAAGAATACCAAGCCGGGTCCACTTGGAGCTTCTTGGTAACGATGGATGTGTGGACCACGTTCTTTGTTGTCATATTGAGGACAGAAGATTTGAATGTGTTGACGTTGCGTTTCTTCTTGAGAAGCCTCGTCTTTCATCAATATTTCTAATCCATAACCAGTTCTAATTTTCACAAAAGCCTTCTTAGCTTTTGGGGTTGGCACACCACCCTCTCGACGGCATGGAGAACATTGCTCGTTCGTCCAGTCAATCATTTCAAATGAGTGATTACTGGTTGAACGCATAGTGAATCCACGTTTCTGGCCTGCGATATTTGGCGGGCATCCGGGGCATTCTTTTTCTGGCTCTGTGTGGTCGTTCATCTCGAAGAAATTGCCAGTAGCCGTTTTTAGACGAATATAGTTTTCTTCTCCACGAAGTTGTTTTCCTGCATCCCCCGGTGGGCTTTCTACGTCGCTTATTTCGATATAGTGGCCTGTTGCTGATTTCCAATATGTCCTGCCGACGTAGTGGTTGTTGCAACCAAAATCAAATGATTTCATGCTGCGTTCCCATTCTGGATTGCCACTAGGTTCTTCTACAGAATCATCCATTACAAAGGTGTGACCGGAAATGGACATGAATTGAATGCCAGACTGTGGCAAATCACAAGTATTATTTTGTGGTGTTCCCGGCCCCTTGTAGGGACGACATTCATTTTTGTGTTTGAAATAAGCATTAGCGCCCTTCTGACTTTTGTAGTGCTTAGTGTTTGGATGCCCTGTAGCTGGGTGTCCACCAATGATTTTGCTGTTGCTTACTTCTCCTTCGCATTCTGTATCTTCTTTCTTTTTGCCTTCTTTCGGAGTAATGTCTGTTGTTGCTGCTTCTTCTTGCAACAAGGCTAAAACAGCTTCGTCAATTTGTTCTTGTGTCTGTCCATCAGCGCCAACTTGCAATCTATTAAGACCACCTTTAGCTCTATCTGGCTCAGGTGTTTCGCTTACATCTTCTACACAACTTACATCATCATCTGGCACGCCACATTCTGGATGCGACCACTGACCGGCGTAATGCAAATGATCGTCTTTCATCATAATCCAGTTGCCACAACCAGACATGATTTCAAATCTCTTCCACCTACGATTACACTTAGGATCGCCGTCCACCATTTTTATCATGTGTTTTTCGGGCGTCTTAAATCCATAAATGTTAGGATAAGTAATGATTTTTTGTACTTCGGGTTTGTCTGCAAAATCCAAAATTGATGTGAGGTCAAATCCGTTGTAACTTTCGGTATTCCACGGCGGGAATACTTGAGATTCATCGTCGGGACCAACTAAATAACCTTTGCGATGGCCTTCCCATACTTTATAATATTCTGGAATTGGGATGCCAAAATTATGTCCGCCTGCCGGTCCTCTATCTCTATTCCAAGTTGTGCCTATATAATAAGCATTTTGACGATTGCCTGTCTCGAATATTAAACAAACAGTAGAGCCAGCAGGCGGCACCCAATTTAGCCCGCAGTCATCAAATCCACCCATCGCAGAAATTGCCCCAGCCCAAGGCAATTTTTTGATTGGGGTTTTAGGATTGTGAAAATGAGGAGTGAAATAACGGATTTTATTCTGCTTCCAAATATCTATAGTTTCTACACACAATGCGGTATACATGCCATACTGCATTTCTGACTGTTGAACTAGCGTAGAATTGGCTTGAAGTTCAGCACGCATTACGCCACGAACATCATAGGTTATGTTACCCATTTTATTCTTGATTGATTCCAATTCAATTTTTAACTTCTTTATTTCTTCTTGCAGTTCAGTTATCATTTTGCCTCATTAAATGTAGCGTTCAAAATTACCATTATCATTATCAAACGTCTCAGTACCGCAACCAGCACCACCCAATGGATCGCCTTGTCTAAGATCGCTATTGGGCACTGCAAGCAATACTTTTATCGTGGTAGTGTATTTACCAGCTTCAATTTGATGAGAAACACCCTTGATAAGCCAGTTTTTGTTACTTAGAGTTGGATTACATCTTGGGTTTGCAATCCAAGTGCATTGTTCTAAATACATTGGATTCAACATTACAATTGATACTGTAGTTCCAACATAATCTACCGGATTAACATAGTTGGGATCACCCAAAATTGTCAGTTCAGCTTCTATCGCTCCTTTGACAACGTAAGGTTTATTTGATTCTTCTTCTGCCGCTGCCGAAGATTCTGCCAATCTAGTAGCATTTCTGCCGGTTGTAAAATCTCTAAAGTTGTTTGGAACCGTACCCATTGTGGCCGGACCACCATCTTCTTTCTCAGGGCAGTTGGGGTTAGCTTTCTCGTCGCTTGCGGCGGTGTTGTCGCCACCCGTAGTACCACCAGAACTGTGTTGGATTAAAGTCCAGTCAACAGTGGGAGCAAATCCTAAAACATCAGAACAATTACCGGCATTAACCACATATGTCCCAACATTTCTTGCACAACAATCAGGATTTTCGTCGCAATGGGCGTTTTTACCTTCAGTAATTACGAGTTTGGTTGCATTAGGGTCATAAAGAGTCAACAAACCTTTTTTGTTGTTTGTTTTTTGTGTAGCAAGCCATTTTCTGGATGCTGCAAGTGCATTCTGCTGGTCAGTTGGCCATTTTGCCTTTGGACCTTCGGTGCCGCCTATTTCAAATTCCCACTCACTACCAAGACCATCCCATTCCACATCAATTGTTGGGCTATTTCTTTGGAAGATAATGTCAATTGCTTCTTTTAATGGAATTTTATTGTCATCCGAGCCGGGATTGCCTTCAACTCTGGCTTCTTGGGTTCTAGCCATCAAATCGACACATTGCAATTTAACTTTAACTGTCCCGTTGTCATAACTTGTTTGCATAGTCTTTGGCAGAAGATGAAGTTCTTCACTTTCTTGTCTTCTCACGCTGCCATCGCACTTGCGAATAATCCAACCAAATTTCAATGTTGTTTTTTGCACATCTTCGGGAGCTTCGCTAAAAGTTTTGTTTAATCCTCTCACTATTCCAACAATGGCTTGTTGCCCTTCTGATACTATTTCAAATTCCGCACCAACACCACCACCGGCCACGCTTAATCCATATTGAAAACTCTTGATTACAGCTTTATTTGGATCGCCGGGCATGGAATCATTAGAAACTGTTATCAACTCTCCATTTATGGTTAATTCCACAAATGGAGCGAATACAGCACCATCGAGCGGTTCGTCGGGTGGGTTACAAGAATATTGAGATATACACTCATGAGAACAAGCCATCGTCCCTCATTAGAAAAATGCGCCCGGTATTTTAATGCTAAGACCGGCTTTGTATTGATAAATATCTTTCAAATCATTTGCTTCCATTATTTTCCACCAAAAATCTGGTGTGCCGTAAAACTCATAGGAAGTCAAATCTGGTCTAAATTCATGACCGCTGGAAATAATTGTAAACTTATCCCTTTTGTCTTTTTTTACTGATGTTTTTCTATACAAAGGAAATGTTAAGAGCTTTTTCTCTGTATAATAAATTACTTCTGAATCACTATATCTGCTAGAAACAGTTACAAATTTTCTAGCTTTGATTTTAGAAGGTTCAAAATAATTAGCCATTCTTATCCTCCCGAAGCCACAATGTCTGCTGCATACGGAAGCTCGGCACTGTCATACACGACCTCAAATGTTAAATCAACATCTAGCTTGTAAGGAATATATCCGATTTCATCCCATGCAACATCCGTTGGAAATTTAACAGAATAACTTCTCAGCACACAACATAATTCTTTGTCTTTCGCCAATAAATCTCCGCATTTAATATGACAGAGCGGCGGCGGAGCATATGGAGTTTCATCTTGAGTTGGATATACACAAGCCTCTAACATTCTCAGATTATCCATTATATCTTCTTGATCCCCTTCTTGACAGACCATAAAGTGAACTGTCCAAGATATACTCCTATTTTCAGAATACGAATAGTTTTTAATTGGAAAAGATCGACCAATAGCAGTTTCATCAGCATAATTGGCTGATTTGCTGTCTGATATATCTGGTAAAATCTTCATTTTTAAATCTAAACCAATATCGAAACTGGTAATGTAACAATCATCTAGCGGCCTAAGCGCACCATTTGGTAGTGTAGCTTTCATTTATTTCTCCTAATTTATACGATGCCTGCTCCGAGGTTTAATACTTGTTTTGCCCCCTGCTGGAATTGGTTTCCAGTCGGCCATCTGTAATAGTTGTTTGGCTTCTGAACTATATTGTTCGCCAATGTGCTTTGGCCTCCTCCACCGCTATTCCCGGCCTGAGAACTCCCTCCCTTAAACAGCTTGAGCATCTGCTCTAACAGAGTAACCATTTGTTTGCTTAGTTCTGTTTCTTCTGATGCCGCTGCTGCGATTTCGCTTAATTCTGGCGAATTTACCTGAGTTGTTGCAGGTTCTGTAGAGGCCGAATTTTGTCTTACTTGAGAGTGTACATCACTTACAGGTGGCACCGCACTCGCTGTTGGAGTTGTCGGTCTGGCAGTTGTTGTTTCTGCACCGACCGCTCCGGTAGCTCGCTGGGCTTGTTGAGCGATTCTGCTTTGAGCCGTTTCGATAGCCTGTGTTTCTGCACTTCGCTGGGACGCTCTTTGAGAAGCAAGTCTATCTCTTCTTTGTGTGTAGGGGTTAACGCCGGTAGCACCAGTACGATCTGCGGCTGCACCCATTCTCCGCATTCTTTCTTCTGGTGTCGTTTGTCCACGAGGCATTACAACTGCTGGGTTGAGTCCGCCACTTGCACGATCCATCGCAGGGCGTACAGAACCCCGTGGCATTGCACCGGATAGAACTCCTGCCCCTTGATTAGTTCCTAGAGCATTTGCTCTAGCTTGTGAAAGCGGACCAGTTGGAGTTGTGCTTTTTTTCTCGGCCAATTTCTTGAGTTCTTCTGCTGATAGTGTTTTACTTTCTTGTTTGTTTTGTTCAGAGACTTTAGCTTCTACTTGTGTGGATACTTCAATACCATCTTTGAATATCTCCTTTAAGGTTTGAATTAAGGCCAAATCAGTTACATACAAACCATTACCCGGAGTGATGGCTGTAATCATGAATTGGTCCATATCCTTCGACATGGATGTGGATGCTTCTTGCTCTTTTCTTGCTGTTTTCTCGTCTTGAACCTTTTCTGTAGGTGTCGATCCATTCACAGCTTCGCCCCCTGCTGCCGCTCCTGTATTTGCCTGACCCATCTTGCCACCCATACCGAGTGCAGCCAACTCTGCGATTGGCAGTGCCTTCAGCATTTCCATATCAATATTCATTCCCTGAAGTTCTTGCATAATCTGTGCAAGCATATCGAGAGAATTCTTGAGGCCCGCCAAAACATCAGCCAAAGAGTTAATTCTCTTTGCCGCTTCTTCAATCTCGGCAGAAGCTGGCAAGTTCTTCTTGATTGGCGTTATGATGCCTTCATTAAGTACCTTCGAGATACCGTCCCAATAGTAAGCAAACTTCGATGCTTGACCACCAATGCTTGCTATTGGAGAGAACCACCACCAACCACTTACCAATGGTCCGATAGATTCTGCTATTGTATTGCACACTTCTGTGGTCTTTCTCACAATATCACCCAGAGAAGTAAGTTGTGCATTAACTTCGTCAAGTTCGTCGGAAGACGGCATCATTCTGATTGGGGAAATAATTCCCGTATTCAAAGATGTTGCAATTCCACCAAACCAAGTGGCGGCATATTGCGTGAAGGCTCCCAAGAACGGCTGGCCCATTATTACGCCCACCAAATCCATTACGGCTCCCGCCAATTTCTGAATAAACGGTGGTACAGCTTTAAGGATTTCAACTGTTACGCCCAAATTGGCTTCTGCCGCTGCAATTTCTTCTTCTGTTGGTAGAGATTCGATAATTGGCCAAATAATACCCTCTCTCAAGAAGCTGGTGATACTTCTGAACCACGCCTTAAATTGTTCCACCCCAGCCGCCAACATTGCAATTGGCGAATCTGCGATACAATCATTTGGATTCATCGGCATGAACATTCTGGATAGGTTGCGAATCATAACCGGCAAGCGGCTGATGATGGCATTCATTGCCGTCAATATTCTTTGGGCTAACAAAATTGTCTTTGGCTCAGGCAGTTCTGTTAAAATTGGGTCTACTATACCATCTCTCAAGAAGACAGCGATTCTTCTGAACCAGACCGCAAATCGGTCTTTGTCCATTGGGAAATCGTCATCGAGATAGCCACTGGCACCACTCATCAATCCCATTGTCTGAGACAATCCAATGATGATTTTTGGAACCGCAGCTATGATTCTTTGCATAGCCGAAATGATTCTCGAAGCATCCATCAATTTCTTAATGTCTGGGAATTCTGTGAGAACTGGCTCAACAAGAGCTACCCGGACGAAGTAAGCTACCCACTCGAACCAACCCCGATAACGGGCTGCGATTTGTGTGTTTTTAGAACCACTGCTTGTGAATTTATCTTCGGCAAGGTTGTTTATTTCATCCATTGCTTTGCCAAGCCCAATGATGACTCTCGGCGTTGCAGTCAGGATTTTCTCTGCATAAGTTATTGCCTTGGCTGTTACTGCTAATTCTTGCACATCGCCCAAGCCCTTGGCCGGTTCGATAATTGCGGTTCTCACAAAGTAAGCTACCCACTCGAACCAACCCTTGTAACGGGCGGCAATTGCTGTGTTTTGTTCTCTTGTTGTCAAGAACTTGCCAGCCGCTAATTCGTTAACAGCATCCATTGAGCCATTCAAGCCACGCACAATCTTAGGGAAGGCAATTAGAATGTTGGCTGCTGCACACATAATTTTGGCTACAGTTTGTAACTCACGAACTTCGCCTAAGCCCTTGGCTGGCTCAATAATTGCCGCTCTTACAAAGTAAGCTACCCACTCGAACCAACCACGATAATTGTTGGCGATCTTTGTATTGTCTTCTTTGGTTGTCAAGAACTTGCCAGCGGCTAGAGCATTTACCGCATCCATTGAATTATTCAGGCCAGTTACAATCTTCGGGAAAGAATCCAAAATCTTAGCCGCCCAGATCATTTTCTTGCCAACATTCTTTAGTTCACCAACTTCGCCAATGTTGCCCATTGGTTTGACAATCGCTTCTCTTACAAAGTAGGCAACCCACTCGAACCAACCCTTGTAGCTGGCGGCGATTTGTGTGTTTTTGGCTCCGCTGCTTGTGAATTTGTCTTGTCCTAACTCTAGGATTCCATCCATTGCCTCGATCAATCCATCAATAATGGTTGGAGTTGCATCCAAAATCTTCGCAGCCCAATGCATTCTCTTGGCTACAACCTTCAACATTCCTACGTCGCCAATACCTTCCATTGGCTTGACAATTCCCTCTCTTACGAAGTAGGCAATCCACTCAAACCAACCCTTGTAGCGAGCGGCGATTTCTGTATTCATAGCTCCGCTCTTCGTGAACTTGCTGTTCGTAAAAGCCAGCAGTTCGTTCATAGCGTCGTTCAATCCACCAATGATTTCTGGAACCAAGCTAATTGCTTTCTCGGCCATAATCATGGTCTTGACGGTCCCCTTCAAGTTTATTGTCTTGAGAGGTTCAATTGGAGCAACGATGCCATCTTTAACGAAGTCAACAATTGCTGCAAATGTTTGACGAATGGCCGGGATTGCAGCTTGCATTTGTGTAGTCATTGGCTGGACAACTGTTGTCACAGTCTTCTTCCACCACAACATACCAGTGGTTGTCGTTGTGCTACTTCCTTGTGTAAGGCCCATCATGCCTTGCACAGAATTTACCATGTCTTCCATCAATTCCATCGCCTGAGACATTAGTTTCAACTTCTGAACTGCCTTGGCAAGACCACCTACATTCATTGCCGATACAGGCTGTACGATGCCCTCTTTGACGAACTTTGTGATCGCCATAAAGGTTTGCTGTATTTGTGGAATTGCTGCTTCGAGAGGACTTACCTTGCCGAATATATCTCCAAAGATCGCTGACATTGCACCCCAAGGATTTACCGTTCTCGATATTTCTTGGAATGTTTCCATTATTTCTTGAACAGCGGTTAAGGCTTCACCAACCTTCTTGATTGTGTTGATTGCAGCTTCTGCTCTCTGTAGGTCTGGGAAAGCGGCTTGCACACTTCCCATAAGTCCACGAATGAAGTTAACAATCGACAAGAATGATCTTTCAATATCGGGCTTTGCCGCTTCTAGTTTTTCAAGCGGGGAACGAGCATCGCCAAAGTTTCTAGCCCACCAACCGCCTCTCTGAGCCATTGGTGCTAGTTTGTTTACTAATGCATCCATCATTTCTGCAATTGCAGCAACAGCTTTACCCACCCCTTCTACAATTGGCAATACTCCATTGACTGCTTGCAGGTTCGGGAAAGCGGCTACTACAATGCCGATTAAACTGTCTTTCAAGAAGTTGACCATGATGGCGAATACACGGCGGAAGTCCGGTATCATGCCTTCGATCTTGTCCATCTTGGATCGTGCATCACCGAAGTTTCTGGCCCACCAACCGCCTCTTTCTGTCATCGGCGTAATCTTGTTTGCCAAAACATCTACTACATTGGCAATTGCCGCTACAGATTCCGCTATGCCTTTGGCAACTGCAATTGCTGAATTCACTTTCTTGAGATTTCTGAAAGCACTTACAACTGGTCCAACAACACCTTCTTTTACAAACTTAACTACTTTTTCAAAAGTAGCTTGGAATTGCGGCATTGCTTCTTCTAGTTTCTCGGCCTTCGATCTTCCAGAGAAGATAAGCAAGAAGCTGGGGCGTTCACAAAGATCAAGAACAACCTTCGTGATGGAATCCATCATCGGGCCTACGGCACCGATTACAGATGCAATCGCTTTGGCAACGCTTGTTGCTTGGCTTAATTTCTTGAGGTTTCTAAATGCAGAATTAACCGGACCAACAACACCTTCTTTCACAAAGTTAATGATGGAGTTGAAGCTCTTCTGGAACTTCGGCACAGCCTTGTCTAGTTTTTCTAGGGTTGTGCTGCCGAATACGTTGTACCAAGATTTGGTTGCCATCGGGACAACAACTTTTTCAATTGTTGTCATAATATCGCCAGCAGCTACAATTGCGTCTCTTACCAATTTGGCGGTCTTGGTGGCTTGAATCAATCTCTTGCCTTCTTTGCCAAACTGACGAAGAGGGATGATAATGCCATCTCTTACAAAGTTGGTAATTGTCTTAAAGCTCGCCGCAAACTCTGGAATTGCTTTTTCAATTACTTGAATTGTCGAAGAGAATCTAAAGAATGACCACCAAGATTGGCTCGTCAGCGGAACAATCTTGTCATATAGAGTTGTGAATATTTCAGAAACAGCCGTGATAGCTTCGCTAATCTTCTTCACACCAGCGATTGTGGCATCTAGTTTGCCGACCCCACCCGCTGCTGCGACAGCAGCTTGACCTAACATGACTATTGCCATTGTCATTCTAAGAATTGCTGGTGCCAACGCTTGGAATGCTTTGGCCCCCAAGAACATTAAGCCAACCATAATCCATGCTAGAGGCGAGAAGACCAAGGCTCCCAATAGAGCCATAAACCCTGCACCTTCTAGTACAGACTTTGCAATACTGCCAGATGCTTCAATTAGTTTTGAAACATTTTCTGCAACTCCCGCCGCTGTTGAAGGGTCAATTCCACCCTTCATAAGTCCTTGGGCCATTTCAATTATGACTTGGGCCATCTTAATCATGGCTGGCGTGAGTACAGCAAGTGCCGCCGCCCCCGGTATCATTAACACGGCCATCCACCAGAATGTTCCAGTGGTCATAGCAAGACCCAAAAGACTCAAAGCAGCCGCTGCACCTAAGCAGGCACCGGCTATTACGCCTGCTGCTCCTATTATTCCAGCAACATTCTCTGCGATCTTTTTAGCTTCATTTAAATCCAGCCCCGATGCTTTTTGCATTGCTTGACCGAGCAACAAGATTGCTGTCGCCATCAACATCATTGCTGGAATCAAAATCAATATTGCTTTTGCCCCCGACCATATCAATGGCACCATTCCCACTGCTGCGGGCGATCCCAACCATATGCCTAGTTGTGCCAACGCATATGCTGATAGTATACATGCACCAGCAATAACTGCCGCCGCTCCCAATACTCCTGCCACATTTTTGGCGATTTCAGCCGCTACGCCCAAATCGACACCTGTTACAGACATTAAGCCCTGAGCCATTTTCACAATAGCTATGCCAAGCAACAAAATGGCTGGCGTCAATAACAACAGAGCTAAGGCACCCTTGCCCATCAACACAATCGCCGCACCAAGTCCGATGCCGCCTGTAAATTCGCCTAATCCTGTAACCAATGTGCCCAATGCAGCCAAACCATATGCCGCACCCATTACCCCTAGAGCAATTACACCAGCGGCAATAAGAATTGCACCAACATCCATAGCAACTTTTGCTGCTGTTGATGCATCAAGACCAAATGCTCCCAGAATCTTTTGGCTCATCCATACAATTGCACTGGCCAACAAAACAATTGCTGGTGCAAGAATCAGAAGTGCTGCCGCTCCCTTGAGCATAGGCATGATTATTTTAGATGGGTTTTGGAATAAAGGACTATCTTTAAATTCATCTAATGCTTCTACAGCTTCATTTACGCCATAAGCAATACCGCCAGCCGCTACTGCGATTGCCGCAATGGTTGCTGCTGTTTCAGCAACAGTTGATATATCAAGCCCGAAAGCGTTAATTACTTTTTGGCACAACCAAACAAGTGCTGCTCCTAGCACTACTAATGCCGGGCCAATTATCAAAATAGCCCCGACAGCTTTCAAAACATCTGTGTAACTTGTTTTGGCCCCTTCTACAAATTCCTTAGATTCCTTGGTTTCGAGAAGTTTATAAACCCCGATACCAGCGGCAGCAATTGCGGCACCAGCGGCTACAACAGCGGCAATAGTGCCTGCCGTTTGCATTACTGTTGCCATATCCAAACCAAGGAAGTCAAGAATCTTCTTGCCCAAGAAGATGATTGCAGCGCCCAAAGCCATAACGCCTACAGCAAGAATTGCGATAGCTGCGGCGTTCTTGGCCATATCGCCGCCCAACTTGCTCAAAATCCCAGCGTCGAAATCTCCCGCAGGAGCTTCTTGCTTCATATCTTTTGCTTTGAGGGCTTTTTCTGCCTGAATATTCTTGCTTTCTTGTTTGATATTTGCAGATTTTAGCTTGTTCTCCCGCTTCTCTATCTTCATCTGCTTTTCTTGATGACGACGAATGCTCTTCTCTACTGCGGTTGGTTTTGCCTCACTTTGGCTTGCGGCGGCAGCGGGAGCAGGAGTAGCAGCATTAGTTGGGTTTTGATTCAAAGAGCAAATACAGGATTTGATTTGTGCAAGCAAACCAGCTACTTCACCCATTATTTTTTCGATGTGAATATCGTGAGTATAAATGGAGCCAGAGTGAGTAGCAGCTTCTGCGGCGTCTTTTTCTGCTTTAAACCCAGCACCCCATAGAGAATCAAACTCACGGGCATATTTTGCAGGATCAAGAGCCTGTTTCACAAATTCGCCTAGTTGCTGAATTTCATTCCAAATCTTCCAAATGCCCAGCACGGCCCCGGCAATGATTGCAAGCCAAATAATTAACTTGCCAATCATTGAATCAAATATGGCGCTAAATCCAGCATTAGCAAAATTTCTTAGAGTGTCATTTATTTCTTTGAGAGTTTGTGCAGCAGAACTTAAAGGATCAAGTTGTGCTTTAGCGGCAGTGTTGGCTTCTTGCTCAGCCTTAGTTATCTTTGCCGTTAGTTCTCTGAATGCGGCTGGGTCTTTAAGAGCTTTTTCGATTTCGCTAGAATCAATTGACAATTCTTGCTTGCCAGCAGCCTTTAAGCCCTTGTTCACACTATCCATTGCACTTTGGATAGCTCCCTTTGCTACATCGGCTTCATTTGTCCATGCAACACCGAGAGCATTCATGTCAGCTTCAAATTCGCCTCGTCTGGTGCCGAACTTGGCAAGCGCATCGCCCATACTCTTAGCGCCCTTGGCCGCTTCATCCAAAGCGGTCAATGCACCCATTGAAGCACTTAATTTGAGTTTTCTTTGTTCTTCAAGAACTAACGCCTTTTCTTCCAATGTCAAATTCTGTTGAAGTTTCTTGTTTACATTTGCTAGTTTGTCGGCAAGAGTCTGGCTTGTGTTCTCAAACGCCTCAATCGTTCCCATCAACTCGCCAGCCTCTACATCAAATGCTGCTTTCAACTGGATGTTGATTCTGGCCTTTGCATCGTCGGTTAGCTGGTTCCAATTCTGTCTTAATTCCTCTACACTATTTCCAGCTACACCAAACTGGTTCAATGTTCGCATAAACTCTCGGTTCATGCCCTTCATTGCCGCCTTGTTTTGTAGCAATGTGCCATTGAATAGTTGTGCATAAACTCCCGCTTGACCCGCTGCTTTAGCAAGCAAGGAGAATGTGGAAGCATTTGCCGACAACAACTTATTGGTGCTAGTCATAGCGTCCATCAATTTGCCGCCATCAATGCCTACTCTCTTGAAGTTGGCAGATAGTTCAATTATGTTTTTAACCTGTGCTGCTGTCGCTGTACCGGCAAGTTTCAAATTATCAATGTAGGTCTGGCTGCTCTTTACTACTTCTTCGAGAGCTTCGCCTGTCATTCCAGTGAATCTGGCAATGTCTCTCATGCCACGACCCATATCACCTATTTGCCCTTCACTGAACTTCAAACCTCGTGCCCAATCCACAAATGTGTCGCCCAAAGCCCCAGCTTCCATTCCCAATTGTTCTTCTGTGTTAAGTTGAGCAACAGTAATTGCGTGAGCTTTCTTTAGGTCTTTAAGACCCATCTTCACAGTCTTGGTGTAACGATCAATAAATTGCTGTCTTGTTTTACCTGTTAGCTTCGAGGTTTTGCCAATATCTTCAAAGGTTCGCATCAATTCCTTGGAACCCTGTGTGGCACCCTCAATTTCATAGGATAGCTTACGAGCATCTTGGACAAATTTTCTTTCCTTGTCCAATACCCCATCCAGAACCTGACTCATTACATCAAATCCAAGTATCTGATCTTGTATTGTCCCCAGAATAGACTTTAGGGCTGTTTCTCTAATTCTGGTTATAGAAAGCTGAGTCATTTCGGCTCGTGCCGCTTTTGCTCTATCCTCAGCTTCTACAGCAGCGGCACCACCGCCACCGCCGCCACCAGCGCCACCACCTGCGGGTGCTGCACTCCCGCCGCCTTTTCCACCTTTGCCACCACCGCCCGCTCCTGCTGCCGCCTTCCCGCCAGCACCTTTTGCTATATCTTGTAAAGTTGTGTAAATTTTGTTCAACACACCTTCACAGTGAGTGTCGTGAACGCCGATAGAGTGTTTCTTCAAACCTTGCTTCGCAAGATTTTCCATGCTCTTCCAAACAGAAGGTTTAGGGGCATTCTTGTCTTTGGCGGGAGCTTTCTCTGGTTTCTTTTCTTTTTTCTCGTTTTTGTTTTCAGCTATTTCTTTGAGAACATCGACCATTTGTTTCAAATAGTCTTTTTGTTCTTTCACGGAATCTTTAAAGTCTTTTGTGTATGTCTCGAATAGTTTGACTAATTTATCATTAGGCGCAGCAGCATCGCCACCTTTAGCAAAAGGCTTCGCATCGCCCACAGCTTTTTTAGCAGAGGCGGCTATTAAACCCTTGATTTCTTGCAAGGAAAGATTGGCAGTCTTTTGTCCTTCTACTAATCTTCCCAAATCATCGTATAATTGAGCCATTTACACCTACGAAAATTACATCTTATTGATAAAAGAGAGTCCCTTATTGTTATTTACACTAATTTAGCTTAATCCTTGCAAATTTCCGGTATTAACACCAGTTGGTTGCTCTGGGGTTGCAGCGGCAGCAGGATTAGTCAAGCGTTGGATTTGTTCACGAACAGAACGACGAATTGCGTCCACTTCTGACGGGTTCAGGGATCGAACCGAGGCGAGAACATTTAACAGGAAGGCACAATCTAGTTTTCTAATTTGCCTTATGCCACGTCTTTTGTATTGGCGGAAGGCTGAAACTATATATTCATCTCCCTTAATGTTAGAGTAAGAAAAGCCTAGATTGTTGCAGTTTGGCTGCAACAACCTTTTAATATCTGGGAATGTCAGATAGTGCAT